TGAAAATTTTGCTGCAGATAAACTAGTTGACTTCCCAAAAATGTTCATCAACCCTGTCGTTTTATTCATATGGCCTGCGGTATTAGCTAAAGCTCCCGTAAATTTAGTAAGAGCACCAGATACTCCTCCAGATCCTCCTATTTTAGTCGCAAGTAATTGAGAAGTTTTTTGGAATCCTACAGTAGCTGAATTAACCTTAACCAGGTGACGACGAAGTTGTTCTAAATCTTTAATCTCTTGTTTTGTAACTTTAGATAAACCTTTTTTAGTCTTTTCTAAAGCAGCAAGATATCTATCATACTGTTTAACAACTTTCGCAATTTTTTCAGGACTCTCCCCATAAATAGAAGAACCTGGATGTATAGGACGTCCTGGAGGGCCTGTAGCACCACTTTTAGCCATTTGATTTCTCTATTTCAATTATATCAAGATCATCTTCTTCAAGGGTCTTAGACTTTTTCAACATATTTTGAGCCTCTTGTTGAAGTCTTTCATCCATATTATCATCATCCCAATATTTATTCGTACGTGTATTTTCCTCACGTTGTTTAACTTTATGGTAAAGTTCATTATTTAACCAAGGCTTTAATGCATCAAATATATTAAATATCAAACCTGATAAGTCTTTATCATCTTGCGATGAATTAAACACAACCCAATTTTGTTGAAAAATATTTAACTTATTCGAAATAGTCAATACTCTCTCTGGCTGAGCATTCTTAAATACTTTCCATAAATATTTAGATTGGTTAGAATTATAAAAAGCTTCCTCTTGTTTTGAAAGGTCTTCTAAAATTGCTGAACGTTTGATTTGATACTGTTCTAAAAGAAGGAAAAGAAAGGGGGCTGGTAAATCTTGTAAAAATTCTTGGCCAGTAATTGATTTACCAAATTTTGTATGAACAATTATAATTTTTTCAAAATAAGAGACGATTCCATCGACAGTAGAAAGAAAAGGTTCCATATCAAAATCAAATGAAAAATAGATATCCCCAATATTAAAAACAATCTGTGGAAATTTATTTTCAATAATAACATTACTAAGTTGCTTCATCAGAAGCCACCTCTTCTACAGAAGGACTTATATTACTTAAATCTACCTCACCAATCTTAGCAGCTTTTAACTCGTCAGATAATTCTACACCTAAATGATTAGTCAAATATTCATCTTGTAATTCATCATACATAAAAGCAAGTCTATTTACAACAGGTTCAGTTAACTTACGCATGAATAATACTTTATATTCATAAATATCAACTTGTTGCCGCCCTGATAAATTATGTTCTTTATTATACTTTTCTATATCATCTAAAGCTACAATCGGCTGTCCTTTAATAGCTACAAGGCTTCTAGCTAATAAATGGATTTTACTTAAATACGACGCTTCAATAGGAGTTGCACCCGCAGTAGCCCTCGATATTTCTACAAGATCTCCAATAGTTAATATTCGCATTGTAAAAGACCATTCTTTAATAGGACTATCTGTCCAACCTTTAAAAGGTACAGAAGTACTTTCTAAAGGAACTGTACTAATACCCAACTGTTCTAAAATACTCATCTCTATATCCTTATTTGTATAAATTACCCAACAACTCGAGTAGCCTGGACTGTAATATTTTCAACTATTAATACACCACCATCTGAAGAAATGGTCTTTCCCCAATCAGTAATCCAACAATCTTCATAAGTAGATTTACGAAGAACAGTACCTTCACCTTCACCATCACCTGAAACATCTTCATTAGAAATATCTGAAGGCTGCCACACTGTTTCAACAATATCAACAGGCTTAACTTGTTTTTGAATATCTTGAGAAGTTATTCCAAAATGATTCAATAATGTATTTTCATACAACCGTACTTTATTTAACGTAATTGAATAAGTAGGAACTCCGGGAACAATCTCAATAATCTCACCACCATTTGTACCAATCTCACGAACATGTTCATGAGTACGCGTATGTGATGGTGTAAATTCTCGTAACGTTCCGACAGGAACCCCTTCAATTTGAATAACATATGAATAAAATACTTCTGCCCTTGTAATAGGTAGCCTAGCCATACCGTGTCCCCTTTATCTATTTTTCAACATGCATATTCATTATACGTAAACGAAGAACTCCACGTGAACATAATTAAGCGGATATAAGAAATTAACGGATCCAGACACATTTATTTTTGTGGGATCACTCGAATCACGCGATGCAGAAATAGGAACTTCTCCTGTGGTAGGGTCTGTTTTAGTACCATAATTCTGAATTAAACCTTGTCTACGTAATGCCCCCCAAATAGAGGCTACTGTAGATTCTACCGCTGAAATAGTAGCATCATCAATAACAATACCTTTTCCTACATAAGTCTGCGTTAATTTATTCCGGGTAATTCTACGTACCATATCATCAGCAGCAACTACTGAAACTTCCCAAGTATCCGCGCTTGTTGGGTCTGTAGTAGTTGAATGACGTACTTTATTAAGTCCATTCAAAGCAGTAATAACATTAACACCATTAGCGCCAAATCTATTAAAAGTTAATGGATTATACTGATCATCAGGAATTACAAAACCTGTAAGAACTTTTCCAGTAACTGGTGTAATTAATTTCTCTTGAGAAGTGAGTAACCCTGCATAAGCTGCACCTACCCATGCACCATCTAAAGTAAGTACTGTTCCTGCAGAAGTTGTACGGGTAATACCCTTCCCAGGAGCCATGTAAATAACTCTACGATCAGCTAAAGTAGTTGCATTACTTATAATAGTACTAACAACCATCCCTGAACTTGCTCCTAAAATACAAGATTGTTCATGTCCTATACTTGGAGCAGACTCCATATTAACATGAGCAACTGCAGCAGCGTGTGCAGCAGTCTTTCCAGTAGAACCAGAGGCGAGAGGGATTAAATATGCAATATTACTTTTTTTCTCTAACTTAGCAAATGCTTCTGACCACGTAGTTGCAGACGCATATGATCCACTAATTTGTAAACACATTACTGCAGGAGCGCCGTTTTCAAGAGCTAAATTCGCACCAATTGCAATACTACCACTTCCTGTAGTTGGACCTGCTTTAATCCCAGTACTTTCTGAACCGTAAAAAGCAACAACATCTTTAGTATCTACTAATAATTGAGGTTCAAATTGTGTAGGAAATACTGGATATTTATAAGAAACATAATATGTTTGACCTACTAAAGGTTGATGCACTCCTGCAACGCCTGCCCAGTATACAGACCCAGTAGATCCAGAAGCAGTTACATGCACTTCTGCTTCCCATTCAGTATTATAACTTGATGATCCTGGATATGCCGCAACTTGAGTAAGAGTTACAGCACTCCCTGATACAGGGAGTAAATCGTATGCAAGAGAACTTCTTGTTATAGGATAATCTGTAATAACCCGGGCCATAGGTCCTGTACCTACAACTGCAGGAATACGCGCATCTTCGGAAATATTAATAATCCGATTGTTCGCGATACTAGTTACCTGAACACTCGGTGGAGTATAAGCCATCATAACCTCCTAAAAATTTATATCTGCTAACATTCTCATATTCTATGTAATATCATCAACACTTACAATGCTCGTAATAGCAACATCTTCAATCGTAGATAATTCAAAGTCCTCAGTCCAATGTGAATAACAAGAAACAGTTAAATCTATAGAGAATAAACGATCTACACCACGTTCTCTTACAGTCTCAGGACCTTTAACTACATCTACAATATAGATCCCTTTGTCAGAAAGATCACTTACGAAGTCTAACTCCATTCCAGTAACGTTAGGATTAGTTAACTTTACTCTTCTCTTGGGGTTAGAATGCTTTGCAAGATGTAAATATATAAATAATAAATCAGTAATTTTTTGAACTGTAGATAAATCTTTAGCCTCAACAAATAACCGTATTTCTGAAGATAATCCACCACCAAGGCGTCTGACTGAAGCACCACAAATTTTAGCCATTGGAGACTGATCAGCAGTAATTGTCCAAGAAGAACCGTCATATGTACCATATTTACTATATGGGGTTTTCGCAGTATTTACATCATCGTCTATCATCCATTGATATGATCCTGAAGGCGCTTGAGCAGTTATAAAATATTTAGAATCTTTCGCAAGAGTAATACTAGGATTAACAGAAGTTTGTAACCATTTTAATCCTGAAGTAGTTTGACCACAAATACTCCCACTTGCTAAAATAGAAACTGGATCATCCCCTGATTCTGACCACACATTTACAAGAATATTTTCTTCATACGGCCCAATATTTTTTACTAAAAGTGAAACTGATCTAATAGTTAATGAATCAAGTAAAAGTTGAGTACCCGTTGCAACTGGTTGTACTCCCAATGTAGTATAATCACGTGCTACAGACCCTGCAAATAAAGTTTCAGTAAAATCCCCTATACGACTATCAATCGCCCAATGATCATCAGAAGCGCCTTGGGCAAATAACACAACTATTGGATACTTCTCATTGTCCCAGGGGTACTGCTCCATCGCAAGTGGTAAATTATCTCCAGATAGAGATACAATTTCTACCCCCTCATTCTCCCAAACAGTATTCAAACTAAAAATTTTATTAACAAAATTTACAAAATTTTGTTTAATATCTCTACTTTGATTGTATTTTAAAACAGGCATTAATAAATCTCTGTACCAGAAGTAATTGTAACATTATCAGAAGTAACTGCAGATACTGATACAGGAGCTAAAGAATACCTTATATCAGATTCTTCTATCCTAATAGTATCAAATTCTTGATGCATTAAAATACCACGCCAACGTGAATCACGCTTACCAACTACTTCAAACAATACACCGGAATTTCTACCAGTTGTCCCCATAATTACATCAAAATTATTTACATAGGGCGCAGCTTCCATCCAATGGGATATTGGACGTCTTTTAACTCTGCCAACTTGTTCTGGTGTAAATGTCTCTGCAACCATAGGAACACGTATAATTACTGTATTAACAGAAGAATATTTAGTAGCAGTTGTAGTATATTGAACAAATGCAGCGGGATAACTAGTACCTTTACAAAGAGGACATTCTCTATTTGGATACCCTGTAGATGTATCTACACAGGAGCATAAATTATGATAAATATAAGATACATTTCCAGGAGTAAAATCTTCATTAAACCAAATAAGCACTGACTTTGCATCACTTTCATCATCACCTACATCAATTACAAGCGCATATTCAGTATCATACGCGATAGAATCTTTATCATAAACTCTCGTCATAGGAGTACTATCATTAAATACTTTAAATTTATCTTGTTGACTTCTAGCATTTGGATGATTAGCTGCACCATCAGACGGTTGCCAAATGTAAGCAGAATATTGTGTCCCTGTAGTTTCCCAAGAAGTAATTGATTTACTTACTATACTTCCTTGATCTTGGCGAGTCCAGAGATAAAAAGGCTCTCCACCCACACGTACCTGCAAAGTATGGGTCTCTTGAATATAATCAATGATTTCTGCATCTAAACCCAGCTCACATTCTATATATAAATCATCACCAACAGGTAATGGATTATTGCTATTAGGCATAATTTATTATATCTACTTTCTCCGCTTTTCCCGTTTTAACTCAGCACACCCTGTAATTTTACGCAGACCTCGGCAAGATTCACTAATCTTTTTCTTTTGTTCATTAGACATCTTCTTACCTTTATTCAAAGCAGATTTACCTTTATTCCAAGCAGAACGCCCTTTATTAGCTTTACTCATTTTTTGTTTAGTTTCCTCAGAAATAATACGACCTTTTGCAATTTCACTAAGTCTTTGTTTTGTCGCTTCTATATGGTGTTTATCTTTAAAAGGGGAGGATTTACCGTACATAGGATTCTTTTCACCCACTAATCGACCTTTATTAAATGTACTTAATTTTCCTTTAGCTTCATCAGATAGTTTACGACCTATTGCAGATTCGCGCATCTTTTGTCGAGTTTCTTTAGAATGCTTTTTACCTTTAAAAGGGTTTGGATGAGTTCGATAATGTTCTCGTAAAGATGCTGCTTGTCTTTCTATCACCTCAGGGGCAATTGTCTTACCTTTATGTACTTTACTTATTTTTTGTTTAGTTTCTTCAGAAACAATCCTGCCACTATCTCCTTCGCCACCGTCTGTGAGGTTACAGAGTGATCCTTCTTTTAAATCTCTACGTCCTATATATTTAATCCAATATTTCTCCCAACGAAAAGCAGCTTCTTCATTTATATCTTTATTAAGAAAGTAAACTCTAACGTTTTTTACACCAACTTTACGAATTTTATTTTTTAGAAAACGATTAGGATTACTTTTATCTAAATGACAACTCGTATGATATCTATTATCCTTCCCTTTTCCAATATAGAAAGGAATATTGTCTTTATCTAAATACATATAAACATAGTATTCCACTTATTATGTACCCCATACTATTTGGCTCACGCAAATTTTGATACCCCGCGCAAAGCTCTGGACAAAGATCTTGGGAACCCAGTTGTGCTACTGAACATTCCCAAAATTCTTACATTATCTAACGCATATTTAGTGCGCATAGCTTTTAAATTTGTAGTATAATTTTGTAATAAACCATTCCAAATCATTTGATATTTCGCGGAACGATCACGCATCAATGATATTCCATTATCATTATAATTGAAATGCTTCCCAGCTTCATAAATACCAATAGCTTGCAATGCTTTAATTACAGCACCTTCTTCTATAATAGCATAATAAGGCATAGGGATGTCTAAAAAAGAATGCCACGTAACTGCAGGAGGAAAAGCATTCCACCAATTTAAACTCTCTTGAAGATAATCTAGAATCTCTCTATCTCTAGGAAATTTGTTCTGGTATCCAGCAGAATCTGAATGCATATATAACATTGAACGCACCCGTTCCATCATGACACCTTTAATAATAGATTCTTTTCTATCTTCAACTTTGAAAACATTGGGGACATCTTGAGTAATAGTTACCCCGGCTTCTTCTACACGCCACCAAGCCCCATAATATCCGAAGTCGTACCCCGCAGCGTTTAAATCATAAAAATATTTACCATCTTCAGAATGTGTAGGAGATACATCTGTAACTGTTGATTGACCTGTTTGAAATTGGACAGTTAATGTAACATCACCAGAAGGTTTAACACTTACACCGTTTTCATCCTTAAAATCTGACCAAATTCTCTCTGATCTATCTCGATATATTATTTGGATAAGCCACCCCCCTCTATTGTAAAAACCCCATTAGGGAATATTGCTAAATATCTTTTAATATTACGGCCATCTTTTAAATTACATTGAAAACCTAAAGCAGTAAATTCAATTGTAGGTGGTGTTGCATTATAAATAATTTTTCCACTAGAAACATTGTGAGTTAATACTGTGTTGAAATTTATTGTTTCTCTAACAAAATAAATAGGTCTAACGTTTTGCAATTTTGTAATATTTGTCATTACCTCATTACTCAACGCATAAAAACTAATAGCAGATTGTGCATTTTCTTTATGTTGGATTTCAAATAAACCATTGGACATATTTACACTAAATGTCATATTGTCCTGAATAATAAATAAATTACATAAATTTTCTACATTTTCTAAAACACGTTTGAATAAAACTTCATTCCCTTTATCATCATACTCAAAAATTTCCGTACCATCTGTAAATTTAGCTTTCCACACTTTTCTATCCTCCTCAATTCTTAATAACCCAAAAAATTAGACACAGGAATGATTGCATTCTTTCCTGAATCTAAAATATTTTCGGATTGTATTGTATTACTACCCATGAGTATTCTTTTTCTAACTATGCTCGATCATAAGTTAACGAAATGGTTTTTTGGTTAACAGCACCTGCAGGAGTTGATGCAGAACTAGTTAACTGAAAAGCCATTAACGCACTACGGCTTCCGGAATAATAATCTGGAGAAGACGCAGCATCAGGTAAAGTACCATCAGGTAAAGTGCTTTCGGAAGTACCACCATACCTTAAAATCACGTTATTATTACTAGGTTGTGACGTAGGAATACGTCTACCAACACCATAATCTGTCCACTCTACGTCCGGTTCACCAGAAAAAATAGTAGCAGTAGCAGCTGCGGGAGTAGCCATTTCAACTGACCCCGAATGCCAAATATACTCATCAGTTACATAAGCACCTGCAGATTTCCAAAGTTTCCCATTACTAATTGCAGTAAAAGATCCTGAAAAATTAAGCTTGATAAACTTAGAATAACTATTAGATCCTGCAGCAATAGGATACGATGAGGGCGTCAAATCCCGCGAACTTACATTACCAAAGTTTAAGTTAGTCGCAGAAGTAATAGTAGCGGGTGTATCAGTAGCCACTTTAAATGTAAAAGTATCATGGGGTTCGGTACCAGGAGTTTCTGCACTAACCCATTCAACCCAAGTTACAGTAACAGCCATATTATGTTACCTCCTTATTTATTACTAAAAGTTTATTTATTTTTAACATCTTTTTTATTTTTATCATCCTTTTTTTGTGTTTTCTTGGCCTGCTGGTGATATCGATCCCCTTGAATCTTTTTAAATTGTTCAGGAGGTATATCCATAGTCACTTTCATTGAAAGTTCTTCAGGAGTCAAAGAAGAACGTCGCTCACGTACAGAACCATCCACAACATTATCAGCAATATTTTTTACATTACTAAGAGATTTTTGATCCCCCTCCAAAGATTTCGCTTTATTTTGAACAACCTTTGTTTGAATAGCACTCTTTGTTTGCTCCGAAATATCTGATGCTGTAGATACTTTTACATCTACACGATCACCTTCCGGTACTTGTGTATAAGAAGCATCAAACTTTTCAGCACGGACCTCACGAAGCTTTTCAATCTTAGGCTCATTCAAATTTTCTGGAAGAATTTCCCCTTTATAATATATAAGATGGCCATCTTCCAAAAGACTATTTAAACTAGGGCACTTGTTTATAATTTCTTCATCAAATACCCTACTCAAATTCACAGGAGTATAACTATTAATAGGGATAGTTTGCCCATCAATATTTAACAAAGCCTGGTAACCCCGATTAGCCACTACAATAACATCATTTGTACTCATCTTACTCATCCTCTTCTTTAAAATTAACTATAAAATCAGTTACATCATTCCATGCAACTGACGTAATATCTTTTACAGTCTGCTTATACGATTTCACCTGAAGCTTTTGAAGTTCCATTTGTTCTACCATATTATATAAACGGGCACGTAACCTATTAAAAATCTTATCTACATCTTCTTTTATTTCACCCATTTTACCATCCTTGTCTATAAACGATGGAGGAAATAATTAATTTCCCCCACCAATTTTCTCAACAATCATATACTAATTACTTAATCACCAACTTAAGCAGTAAATGCATGATGACCAATATACGAAGTAAATGTACCTTTTGCAACCGCATTACTGTTAACCATCAACATTCCGATTTCCTCATATCCAACATACCCAATGAGTGCCTCTTTTGGGGTATCATCTGGCAGAAGGATAAGATCAGTACGAACAGGTAACACACCGGTAAAACGTGGTTCAGAATAACAGAAAACAGTGCTATCAGGAACTAAACGAGATACGATCAAATCAATACCCCACACACTTCCAACAAGACCCGTTTGCCAAATTTCACGCTGAGTCACAGGATCGATATCTTCCCGTCTCCACGAACGCAAATGAGAATAAGTAGTGAAATTCATCAAAAATGCATACGCTGGAAGATCCCATTTCATAATTACAGCAGACAATTGATTCATGAAATCTTTACTACACCCAGCAGTACTTACAGTAACTGCATTGTTAGCAGTATTAGCAGTCACAGTAATATCAGATAATGCTAAAAACTGTGTGTCCTCTTCAAGCTGCACAGCGATACGAATCCGCTCTTGCATACGATCAAGGACATTAAACCTACGTTGCTGGATCTCTTTCAACCGGATTGCGGCCGGTGCAAAAATTTCCCAGGTAACCGGTTCAACATATTCACCTTCCACGATAAATTCAACAGCTTCACCCTTCTTTGTAACAGTAGAAGCAAAGGCATCAATATCACGATCATACCGAGCAATCTAACCCTGACCTAGTACATCGATTTCAAAAAATCTACGTGCCATGCCCTGATAATCAAGCTGAGTACGAATAGGTATAGCCATCTGAGCACCAAGTGCCTGACGGCCTGCTTCGGTCTGAAGCAAAGTAAAAATTTGATCTTCTTCACTAGCACCAGTGTACTGTGAATAAGGATCGTTCGAAGAGAAATCAGTTGCCTGTTTCTCTACAGCAAAACCCGCATTAGGAGCCGTTTTTTGGAATCCTGGCGGGTATGAACTAGCTTGTTTTTCCATCTAGATATTCCCTCCTTACCCGTATAGGGTAACTCCTAATGTCCAACTATTTCCTGCAGCCGGTACTTGTGTACAATGACCTATTGCATGTTTAATAGTATCTTGTTCAGCCGCGTCACCGCCGGTAGCTTCACAAAACTTTGCATTTGAACTAGCATACAACATATCCATGAGACTAGCAGATTCAATATCTACTTCCCACGGAGCGCCTGTAGATTGCCGGGTAGTCGCCGAAGTAGCGGTACCTCCAAAATCAATGAAAAAGGTACTGTGCCCATGAAGCAATGTTACTTTAGAACCAGACGGATGAGACATCCCTGCAACTGCAAGAGACTCATCTGAAGAGTTTTCCATAGCAACACCTGCGATCGCTGCACCTGAAGTTGCGTTTAAACCGACAAACGGCCCTCTAGCACCAACAGCACCTTGTAAAACGCCGGCACCAGAAAGTCCAATGCTTGCAACGTTAAACAAGTACCCTGCATACCACCCAGTAGCGATAACAGGATCAGATACATGGAACGCTTGCTTCACTCCGAAATAACCATTCAGAGTAAGTGTGTTCGCCATATTTAATTCCTCCTAAAAAGAACGTTAAACGTTATTAATTTATCTACGATTACTGTGTAAATACTGTTTATTATCATCATATACACTACCACCTCGAGCTTTTAACTGATTTTCGAGGGTGTTAAAATGTTTCGTAACATCAGGAATACCTCCTGGAATACCTGCAGTATTATCCATATGCATCTGAGGAACTATTTCAGCTTGCTTACGAATTTTATCCTGCTGGGCCTCAGTAAGTTGTGCATCCCTTTTTACTGCGGGCTGAATTCCCTCAGGGGCAGCATCACCGGCATTAGTATGCTGCATCCTAATCTTATCTACAGCGTCTACAGTATTATGAATAACTCCTTTTTGCATATTCTCTGCTTCCGGAATCTGATAAGCCTCAAGAGCTCTTTGATCCCGAACAGGAAGTTTTTCCAACTGCGCCTTCACTATTTGCACACCAGTTTCATCTAATTTAATATATTCCTTCGCTTGTTTTGAAATACTAGCAAGATCAAAAGGAATAATACCCCTAGAAGCTGAAATACGTGCCAAATGCAATGCCCTATCAGCTAATTTAGAAGCTATCTTCTCTGTCTTCAAATTTTGAACGTCTTGCGTTAAAGAAGCAACCTTCTTTTGGGCGGTCACAAGATCACTAGCATATCCAGCATCACCATAGGCCTTGCCGTAATATTCTTTATCACCTGAAGTTTTTCCATGGCCCTCTTTTTCATCAGGGCGCATACTCGAACGCTCTTTGTTCGAATTTTTCTTTTCTTCTTTAGTATCATAAAGAGGATTAACTTTTTGAGTCTTCCCAGGCGTAATATTTTCTAACTGGGCAAACTTCCCTTGCATCTGCTTCGCAGCTTCTGATACACCGTGTTCTTTTACAGTATCTACAACTGTGTCTATATATGGTTCAGATGTAAAAGCGTCATACGCTTCTTGATCGCCATCAGTCCCCGCGACATCATGAAAGTTAGCCGTAAATGCTTCAGTACTACCATCTTCTGCAACTTTAATCACACCAATAAAAGTACCCCATTTAGGATCACTCTTTGTAAATCTCTTCGCAAAAATATTCGGAACACTGGTTTGCTTACCTACTTCGGGATCATCTAACTGTTTATTACCAACAGGCCCTGTTAAAAGATCTACTTTGCCTGCAGGGTCATTAAGATCTGTAGCACGTTCAGTAGCTTTCATTTTCTCGTACTCAGGATACATGTCAGTCCACCAGCGCTGCATCTCAAAACGCTCAATCGCGCCAGCGTCACCATAATCACCAGGATCACGAGCACCTGTTGGGGGCATTGCAGTAGCACCTTTTTCTAAAGGTGTATCGCTGCCCATTTTAACTACATCTTTAATAGCTGCGTCCTTCTTTTCAAAAGGATTATCTTTCTCGTCTTTTTTCTCGTCTTTTTTCTCATCTTTCTTATCATCATCTTTTTCATCCTTCTTTGCAAAAGGATTATCTTTCTCGTCCTTTTCATCCTTTTCATCATCATCATCTGCAGCAGTTTTTTCAGATGGTAGAACAGTAAACGCATCCTTAAACTGGCGAATCAACCCAATATTCTCTTGAGTCAATTCAAGTTTTGATTCTTTTGCCATTGGGTCATCTCCTTCAGTATCATTATCATTAGTATTATCTTTTTTATCTTTAATATCATCATCTTTTTTTTCAGTAGTATTCTCAGAATCTTCACTTTCTTCATCAGAAGGTGTACCATTCAAAACATTACAAGCTTCCTGAAGTTTACTTAAAGCATCATTAACAGCAGCATCAGCATCCTCAATTAACTTATCTACATCACTTGCAGTTTTCTCTGCAGCTATTACAAGACGGCGGCTCCAACGAACCTTGTTCGCAAGAGCATTAATTGCTTCATTTTCACGAGCATCAGTCATTCCTTTAGCCATTTGTAAATCTTGTAATACTAACTCAAGATCTGCTTTAGTATTCTCTAAAATTTCATCAATACTTTCAGGCCCCATATCAATAGCTATATCAATACCATCATCAGAAGAAAGTAAATCACTTAAACCATTTTCTTCAAAAGCAGCAATAGGCTTTTTTACACAAATACCTGTACCAGGCCCATCTAATCCAAGTTGTGGCCCAAGACCTTTACCAGGACCTAAGCCTCTGCCTGGACCTTTACCAGGACCTTTACCAGGACCCATTTCTTTAAGAAAATCATCGGGAGCCTCTAAAGCAAGTTTAACTCGTGAAATTAAAGTCTCAGCAGACTTACGAAGATCCTTAATACGAGCAGAACGATTATTAAAATCACTTTTAGCTACGATCGCATCTACAAAGATTGTTCCCATAGGCCTATATTCCTTTTCATTCTCAATTAATTTACTCCCTTTTTCTGCCCAACCTTCATAAAGATCTTTATCACCTACAAAAGCACCTTTACCAGGAATTACTTCTTTATCCCCAGTAAATTCACAAGTTCCTGGATGGGCTTCATATTCCGCTTGTTTTTTGGACATATTATTATCATCCCCTTTACGACGTATATCAACTTTTTCACACTCTGGACAAATAGAAAAAGATGTAAAACTTGTAATATCGTGAACATCTGCTTTCTTCGCAGTTTTTCGATTAAATACATTCTTACAAGAAGCACAAGCAAAGAAATCTTCTTCAATAGTACCTACAACACCTATTTTATTCCATTTACGTGTATTAGCAAAACTTTTATCTAATAACACACCAGGATCAGATACTCTATAAAACCCTGGCGTCTCCGAGGGAACTAAATCAATATTAGCACTAACAAAATACGGAGCATTTCGTTTATCTACCAAAACCTCATGGACATTCCCACTTGCTAACGCATTTTTAGCAACTTCACCATCACGTTGTAAAAGTGCTTCTTCTTCTGGAGAACGGTTATCTATAGAATCTGTAAAATATCCGTTTGATACATTAAAGAGCATCTCTATAGGAGTGCCTGCAATATGAATCATGGGCATCAATTGAGAAGAAGGTTTGTTAAAAGAAGCCACCTTTTCTAATTTATAACCTTTACTAAATGCAGGATTCGCTACAATAGACAATTCGAAGAAACTTAAACCATAATTAACTTCAAATGCTTTCGCATACACCATTTTGCGGCCAGCCGTTTTAACGGCTTTAATATCTTCAGCACGATTTAAAATAAAAGGAAGCCACTCAGGACGCAAAGTTCCTGCTTTCATCAACTGACTAAGTTGACTTGCAGGAACTAAAACATGTTGACCTTTACTGAATTTAATATGGGGGCAATAATTTTCTTCTACGTATGCCTTATTGCCACAAATGGTGCACTCACTCCAATCTATATTGGTCCCCATGCTACACCCAGTTGGGGATCCTGTCTCTAACATTCGCGCAATTTTTGGAGCAAGTTGCCGATCAACTGCCATTAAAACTTCTATACTACCATCTTCGTGAGGTTGCCTGTTTGCAAGGATATGAAACCTTTCATCATCCTTTAATTCTACCCACTCACGCCCAAATGTTTGTGTAGGGAATCTATTTAAGTAAGCAGCATAAAGATCCCCAATAGAATTACCAATATTATCACTCGCATGTTCTATAAATGCATGTTTACCTATAAACGATTGGTACCCATAATTTGATCTATTATCTAAAAATTGATCATAAGGGAATCCATCAGCATTAGCGTTCGGACCATCTGCTTCCAAACTACCGATTGCTTTAAAACGGGCATATACGAAATCAGGGTTATATTTAACTACTTTACGTGGACTTAAATCATCAGGAGATGCAACAGTAATAAGAGAAGAATCTTTGGTAACCTGATTAAATTTCTCTTCGGATGTAATAACGTCAGTAATTGTTGCCGATGCATACTTCCTGAGCATAATTATTCCTTTTTACGGAGAGAAAGACGCGAAACTTTAGAAGTTGGTAATACAGACTTATCAGACTCTTCAACACTTAATCGAGGACGTTCATGATGTTCCCCTTCAAGAGCCTTAAACATATCTTTTTCATCTTCTGTACGTTCATACTCATAATGATTACGTAAATCTAACATAGCATCCTTCTTAATTATATGAACAAAATTTTCATCCGATGTTTTAATAGTATGCATACCATCTTTGGTATGCATATCGAAACAAATAAATTTACCTTCTTTATGGGAAGCGCGCACGAAACCATAGACATCAGTATCATTTCCTGTAATTGCTATTAAATCACCTATATCTACTTGTACAGGGGATATAGCCGCAATTTTTACAGCTTTGTATAAAAGATCAGCTTGTTGTTCGTAAGAATTCAAAAATATATACTCCACCAACGATACCGTTCAATAATAATAGTATAGTCCCTTTTTCAGGACTATAATCCCTTACGGCCCTTCTTATCACTATACAAAATAGTAAGCGCCTTTTCCCCAATAAAATAATGTGTCTTTTAAAAGAAAATCAAAAGCGTAAGTAACAATACCTACGCAAATAAATCTTTAATAATACTTAAAATAATTTAAGTTTTTAATACTTTCAATATTATGGTATACAACACTTTTTATACTTTTTCCCAGAACCACAAGAACATAAAGAATTTCTACCTATTTTAAAACCTTCTCTCTTAATTGGTACCCGTTTCCGGTCAAGAATAGTTACCCCATTAAAATGATCAATTTCATGTTGAAATATAATACATAAAAGACCATCAGTAGATACATCTAAAGAAACTCTACCTAATATGTCATCTTTTATAGAAATACTAGAATATCTTTCAGTATGTACTCTTTTCCCAGGAAGACTTAAACAACCTTCATTATAATTTATTTCAGATCCTTGCCCATCAATCAATTCAGTATTAAGTAATCTAAAAACTTTATCCCCCATTTTCACAAAAGCTACTTTTTTACCAATACCAATTTGACTAGCAGTTAGACCATAGCCCTTACTTGTATCTAAAGATGCTTCTAAAATAGGCCAAATTGTTTCAGCTTCGTCAATTGTAGCATTTTTACAAGGAGTACTTATATGCTGAAGCCCCTGCAAAACGGGGAGAACTTCTACATTACTATAAGAAATATTATCAAGATCCTCTTTGAAACCCACAACAATTACCTTTCTTCATATAATATTTTCAAAAGCTTACTATCTCCCAACTTTTGAAGAGCAGATACTTTTACTTTTCTAGGATTCTTAATATGTAATTCACTCTCAATATCTAAAAAAGACATCTTTCTACAATTACATAATTCATAACAATGTGTCAATACAATAAGTTCTTCAGAAGTTAACACTTTCTGTATTTCTTGTAAAAAAAGATCATCTCTTTCCTTCACTGTGTAATAATCTTCAGGCGTTACTGAATCTATTTCAGAATATTTAGGATCAAATTGTATTACTTTAAATACTAAAGAACGGAGATATCGTACAGACTCTTCATCTACATTAACTAATTGTGATAATTCTTTATCACTAATTTCACTATTATTTTTTGATAAAACTCTAGAAACCGCCCAAAGCTCCTTTACTAAATAAACAGGAATTTTAGGTGTGCCACTATACTCCCGAATTGCTTTCATTACAGACTCTCTAATCCAATAACGTGCGTATGCTGCAAATCTGTTTAAACGTAGGGGATTATATTTTTTAGCAGCAGAAAATAACCCAAGAATCCCATAACTTACAAGATCCTCAAAATCAAAGGCAGTGCGTTTATATTTATGAACAAGTTTTAAAACTAAAAAAATATTTTTCAATACTAATACATTAATGGCTTTTCTTTTCTCATCTTCTAAAGTAGATGGATCTTGTATAATATTACCTAACTTAATTTCTTCTTCTTTAGTTAAAGTCTTAGACTCTCCAGCCACCCGAATTGAATTCAATAAAATATCTAAATTAGACATAAAGAATGTTCACATTTTCTTAAATTTAACTTACCCTTTTTACTACTTTTTAAACCTAAACTTTTCGCAGACGTCGTCTCATTATCTTCTACAACATCTTCTTGAGGCGTTGACAAAGATTCTTCATGTTCTGGCAGGATAGTCTCTTCAATAGAAGAGGGAGCACCATAAGGTTGTTTACCTTCATGCTGCCTAATATCATTAATTAAAGGTCCAACAGTATTCTGTATAAAAGCAATAATTACTTGAGGGCTCTCAAGTACATTTTCAGGATGTCTTTCATTCCACAACCGGTGTGTCTGAATAGCTTTATCTTCTAAAACATCTATATCTGCATAGGCATGCGCAGGGTCTGTAGCAGGTTTTTGCAAAGCCGTAGGCGGATCTTTTTCTCTGCGAAATTCTCCTGAATCTATAGGATAATCAGGAGTATCATACATCCACATATCTAATAATTCCCGTTGTACATCATTAGTAAGAGAATTTTTAACTTGTTGGAGTAAAGCAACTGCGGGATCTTGTTCTGGAGTTTCAAATTCTTGAAGAGCTTTAGGATCTTCAATACGACTAACTAAAGGTTCTATACTACCTTCATCAGTTTCTATAGGTTCATCAAGACTAATAAGATCTTCGCTTTCTTTTAAAGCTTTCGTTACATAATTCTTCCATGCATAAGGTACAATCATATCTATATAATTATTAAATGAATTTGTAAAATCTTCTTCAGTAGGAACACGAGTAGCTTCAAAAGAAGGATCAGTATATTTATAAAGAGGAGTACTTGAAGAACTCATAAGAGTTGTAATGAATTCACTAATAAAATCTTTATAAGATTCATCAGTCATATGATATGTAGAATCATCTTCTTGATCACCTTCTTTTAATTTATAAGAAGTACCTGGAAGAATATCACGTGATTCCAACGATTGGGTAACAGCACCCTGAATCATTTCTGCCAAAACGCCCCGTTCTTCTTTCAATGCTTGCGATTCAGCACCTGGAGCATTTACATCACCTTTAATATATTGATCATTAGGAACCCCCTCTAATACACGCTGAATAATATTCATTGGGCTAAATTCAGGAGAATTTATCTCCTCATTATCAGCTTTTTTTAGTATCGAAATTTTCCGGAGATTCAGCAACATCTGATCCACCTTCATCAATATTTAATTTAATTTCTGTATCAATAGCATCAACATTAATACCCGCAGTTTTATTAAATTTGCGTAATCTCAAAACTTCAGCATCATTTCCTTTTTCTATTTCTACCGCAGCCCGCGTTAAATCATTATGCAGCTTCATTGATTTATACCGAGAAGCTTCAGGACTTCTGGGAATTCCTGGTGCAGGGCCCGCTTGGCTAGGAGAGCCTGTGAACTGATTCTTACCTATAGGCGCATTAGGCGTCATTGCAGGAGTACCCATTAGATTTCCCCCCCCAGTACCACCCATTGGTGGAGCTCCTCCTGGAGGAATTATAGACCCCCCTGGACCAGGCGAACCTGGTTGCCCCGGTTGCCCTGGTTGTGCTTTAGGATCCATGGGGAAAGGAATACCATCTTTAGCAAACTTTTCTCTATATGTATTATCTACTTTACCTTTTTCTAATGCATCCTCTAACTCTTCTTCATGTTCTGTCTTTATCTTCATACGCTCTGTATCTCTATCAAGTTTTGCAGCAGTATAAAAAGTATCCTCTGAAATTTTACGTTGGCCTGGAAACAGTCTATCTAAATTCATCAAAAAATTTCTATATTGTACATCATTAGACAAAGACAAAAGATCCCAATCAAGTTTTGGATACACAAGAGATATTTCTTTATCTTGAGTAGCTTGTTTATATATAAGATGATCTACATATGTTTGATTTATTGAATTACCAAAACCCTCACCATGTTTACGAATTAATGTCTCAGTAGATGCAACACGATCTTCAGGACTCCCATACTTTTTACCTTGATAATATTTACCAGCAACTACATCGTTTGTTTTATAAAAACCACACTGGCGGGCAACAGGTTCAAAAATTCCTTGATAAACAAAATTTTGTAAAGTAGTTTGAAAATGTAAATACCGTTGACGCAGTACTTCGAGTTGTGCATATGCAGATGCGTACGATCCAGCACCTGTAAGAATAGATTCAGATATTCCTAAACCTAATAGTTTCCATTTCATAATTCTATTAAATTCATTAGTGAGGTTCCAGATCTTTCCGGCAGCCCCATAGAATTGGATATCGATCCCCCAATGGTAAATTAATGTGTTCCCGGCTATACAAGGGGCCCCGTACCGTCTAGTTATAATAATCCCAGTTGGAACGGATACACACCAAATCTTCCCTTTGTAGGGTACTCTTTTTATATTTCCAGTATCTTCATATTTAGATACACGAGTACCTACCTTCTTAGGAGAAATTCCTAATTTCTCCATTTGACCGAGAACAGTACCAACAGAACACCCTAAAAGTTTCGATGCTAATGGAGCATACCCTCCAGTCTTTTCTACAATAGAAGGTAAGTCAACATTATCCCAATCAATCCTTTTACCCTTTCGAGGAATTTCACCTACTAAAACTACTTCTTGTTTAAGGGGGGTATTATAATCTTTACGCCGCTTAAGTTTGGGGAACCTCGACACATCATCCATAGAAAAATTTAATCTATGTAAATCAAAATACTTTTCACCATTAGCTCTTATATAATAACGCTCCCCATCATAATGAGTTCCTGGAATCTTTTTCCCACCCCATTTAAAAGAACTTTCACGAGTTTTTAAACTGACCGCATACCCTAACTTAATTCCGATTTCTTGTAATGCATCTGCAAGCTTTTCAGAAGCAGTATGAGCTTGATAAAATATACCTCTCTTTGTCTTTATAGTGGTACCATCACCATCAATATAAGCAGTAAACAACCTTTCTAAATACTGAGGAGGGGCATCTAATACCCAACGCGGGAGTTTCTTTTTACTGGAACCTTTACCAAAATTATCTACTAAATAATCGCCTAATCCTACATCATTAATCGCAAACTGGTAACCATCATGAAGCGCCCATTTCCAAGGAAGTTTATTCATTATCTGTTCCACAGCTGCAAATGATCCTTTCTGTGTTTGGGTAATACGTATTTGATAATTCCTTCCTGGATAACTACAACCACTAACAGATCCTTCTGAAATATACCAACCTATATATTCGAAGAAATCCCCTGTATCGACTATTTTACCAGCGATCTCTAAGGTATCTGATAAGGGAGTACTCTCATAAGTATCCACACAATTTCGAAAGACATCAGTTTCGACGACATCTTCTGCATGAATCACTCGCCATTTGTCATCACGTTTAACCCACATACGATGATTTGGGGTCACTTTACAATCGATCTTACGAGATTTAAAATGAATCATATCATCATCATAATCTTGAACAGTAATTGCTTGGGGATGTGAATATTCAAGGCTATTATTATTAGGATTAAAACTTGCTATTTTATGATCATATGTAAGATCAGTATATTTCACCCAGCCTGTATTTGTTAGACACTCTGTTTCTTCGTCATAACAAAAGTTGGGATCCACTTCTCTGGCAGACAATAATTGGCGCACTTCTTCAAGTTCATCAGAATCTGGGACCCATCCTGATGCAGGATCACCTATTTTAACAACTGTAATTGGGATAGTCTGACGAGTAGCTACAGCAAAATTAGCCATTGACATCCGGTCTTCATAAATAAGACTTTTTAAAATTCTTTTAATAATTGAACGCCCTAATGTCTCATAAGGTGCTTTATTATGTGCCAAATGAAAAACATTATTAGGTGCAAGAGGAATTTCTTGCCCCATTCTAACATACTTAATAATCTCTCTTGGAAGTTGATCATATAAAAATTTAGGTTGCCCTGTAGTAACTATTTTCTTCAAATGTTCATCTGGTTGCAATTTAATAAAAGGGCGTTGATTAAGATAAGTACTTTCAACAGTAACATAATCAGGATTTAAAATTACAAACTGGTCCCACATAAAATCATCAACATTCCACGCACCGTACGCAAATACATTACCAATACGCCAGTATTCTAATGCAATATCAAAGAGAAGTTTCTCCATATTTAAACGGGACCACATCTCCTCATAATGATGTTGAATTACTGGATCCCCAATTGCTTTTAGAGAAATTCTCGAAAGGGGGAATTCACAATGGAGACGTAAGCTGTTACCCACCACTGGATCTGTGTCATCAAAAAATCTGTATAACCCATTTAAAGTACGAAGATCTGTAGGAATACTAAGAGTGGTAAATGTATATCGGGGATCATTAAACGTGGGGGCAGTCCTACTAATATCTGCAAGCGCGGCACTCTTCGATCGAGCAATCCTATTTTGAGTATTAGTTATAGAACCACCAGCAATAGGTTTAATTGACGGGATTGCATTAAGTCCTGAAGAATTTGCATATGATGGAATAAGCGTGTCCCCAAACCGTTGAAAGCGTGTACCAGGAAGAAGATAACCCATTTATATTCCGTCTCTTTTAATTTTTTTCAATTTTACCCAACCCTCATTCGAAAGTAGTGTAGCAATAGTATGCATATTCTTTATAATAATACCCAACCCAGCAAGAATTCTTACCAAATCCGAAGTTAAAGCACTAACATTATCTTTATCAGACCCCTTACGCACTTTAGTCACAAGAGATCGCTTTAATCCCACAATGTCTGACAACTTACCTTGTTTATAAGGCGATTTCCCATTATTAGACTTACTATAGTTCATCTTTGACGGATTCTAAGGAGCCTAAAACCTCTGCAATAGTAAGAGATTGTTGGGTAACTTGATTAAAATCCATAAGTAATACTTCAAGATGACTCAAAGCGTCTTTATTGTCTTTCTCTGTATTATCAGATAATTGACGGAGTTCTATTAAACAATCCCCTATATTACATGTAAGCTCATCAATATTTACTTGAGACATAATTTGACTGAAAGTTGAGGGGCTTGCGGAATTAATACCAACTTTATCTATAAGATATGTACTAAATCCAAAAGCCTGTAAAAGAACTTGGATAATTAACATTTTATGACGTTCATCGAGAACAGAAGTTTGTAAAAATTCTAAATATATAATAATTTTCTGAATAAGAGGAAGTAATCCTTTAAAAATAAGGATACGTTTATCAGCAGGTGCATCTCTTAAAATAGATGCCACAAGAGGTTCAAATATCGCAGTAACCTGTTTTCGAATTTCAGCATCGCGTATATGAAATTTATAAAACAAACTAGCTAAAAACGTGGATGATTTATAAGTACTTTCCAATTTAGTCCTCCAAGGCAATGTACCATTCAAAAAACCTGTGCCATTCAAAAAATAATGGATACTTTAAATCACGAGCCTTTTGCATTTCTGTAATAGCCCCTTTTGAATCAGCATAGTTATGTACTAACAACATACAATTAGTTAAATTTTCAATTATGTGCAAATCTAAGCCCATCCAATACTCCCAAGAAACATTAGGTACGTAAAAATCAAAAAATTTTGAATGAGTATGCGGACAAAAAAACTTTATATTATTGTTTGCGCAATTAATCGCTAACGCTTGTGCATCTAAAACATGTTGCTCTGTTTGGAGCATAGTATCATCAGAATATTTCCCAGCAATATATACAAATACATCAGATTTTTTCAATTTACTTTCCTTATATAATATTATGTATAAAGACCACCTAATGGATCCCTATCCTCTTGACCATTTTGTTGATTTTTTTCTTGTTTTAATAAAAATATACGAACTAAAATAGACAATTTTTCCAAATCTTGATTAGGTCGAATAGGAAGATCAAACTGTCTTTGAATCAGCATAACTTTTTCACGATTTTTTTCTCTTTTTACAAATTGTATTATATTCATTTCAAATACAAAAATATCCTCTTCAGTCTCTGGAGTAAAAATATCGCGTAAATCCTTAGGGATATCTTGTAATGTTTTAGAAACATGGGGTGCCTTTTTAAGTAACGATTTACTTATTTTAAATTTAAAAAACTTTGCAGACATTTTACACCACCGCTTTCATAGACATATACCCACTTATAAAATAGTTCATTCACTCACTAGAAATACGCTCTTGTAATTCCAAGTTAATTTGATCCCGTAAATATAAAAGATACTCATTATCATGATACTTCAAAAACTTCTCTAAATATTGATTATTTATCTCTGGAAGACGTTTTTGCATAATCTGACGTAATCTGACCATAAGTAACAAAGGCCATCCTACTATATCAAGCAATTCTTCATCAAACTCAGTACTAATATCAGCAAGAGTGTATGCAGTACCATACTTCTTTGCACTATCATCTACTCGACGTAGCACTTCTTCCATAATCTTTTTAGAGTCTTCCATCAAAGTCTTTTGAAATTCTGGGTCTTCGTCGAACTTATCACATTTTTCCATAAACACTACACTCCAATTACTTTATAACATGCTCTTTGTATATCATTATATTCTTTACAAAATGTTTCAGCAATATCACCCGCAAAAATTTCCCAATTTTGATGTAATTCATCTAAACCAATAGCGGCAACCGGACAATTTTTTCCTGGATCTATATTAATCCCCACATGTATAAGTCCAGAAAACTGGGACAATGTAGCAATAGATACTGAAAGTTTACGAGACTCTATAATAATATCATCACCATTAACACAAAGCCCAGAATAGGTATCCCTATATTTCGCACTTACCCCGTGATCCATAAGCCACGTAGCAATCCATCTAATAAAATAACGTTGCCAAACCACCATCTCTCGAATAGATGCTTCAGGAATCTCAATAATAAAATGTACCATATCATCAGCACTAATATAATCATTAGATATAGAATCTTCTAAATCAACTAAATGTTCCTTAACATTAGCACCCCCGTGAAAATAGACTAAAGAAGGTCCTAAAAGGCCCGCTTCTTTATAAGCAAATGCATGGTGCAATTGAGACCCGTCATAATCCAGATAATCTAAATTTTTATATTGCATATTACCTCCGTACAATCTTTGTTTTTCTATTACATACTGCACTAAATATTTCAAGGTTATGTTGTAATAACGAAGTAGTTAATGAATGATCTTGAATATCTACATACGAATCAGAATAAAATTTATCTTCTAACAACATTTCATCTTTTGTAATTTTTACAGGAAGAGAAGAATCAATAGAAACTACATTAGGAAGGGTACAAAGTGCAAGAGCCTCCGCAAGATTAGGTAATCCAAGAATGTGCACATTTTCAATTTCCGGATGAGCCTTCAAAAATTGAAACCTATCGATTTCAGTAGCATAAGGAAGGCCAATATATTTACAATGTTGTTTATATAAAGTATTATACATAGATATTAAAGAACGTCTAGAATTTCCTTGTAATACCCCCATAAGATCAATACCAGGTATAAGATTATCTAACCATTTATCAATAAATGCAATTGCACGGCTACCTGTTGCGGGTTGATTCTTAAAAACATCAGGACATATAATTATATCAGGATGTAATTCAGCAGCAATTTTAATATACTGATCATCATCTATCGCATGGCCTATTTCAAACGCCCCATTATCTAAAATTGTAAAGCGTTTTGATCTTTTATAAAGATAATAATCACGATACTCTTCGTTTACTATCCAAATACTTGCTATAACAAAATCATAATCAAAACAAGTAGAATATTCTAAATAAGGTACAGGAAGTTCAACACTACATATCATCAGTGCCCCCATCTGATTTATCAGGCTTTAATTTCACTATTGTAAACTCATCCACTTCTCTATTATAATTTTCTAAAAATTTTTCATAACACTTAATCGAACATATATGAATATACCAAGTAGCATTATAATAACCCGCTAACTTTTCTCTGCATACATCACACTTGTTCGCTAATGGCACCTGAGTGGTATTCGGTGGTAATTTCTTCATCTTTAAAAACAATATTAAATTGGGGATAATCTTCTATAAATTTTAAAATATCTAACAGTTCAAAAAGGCGGTGCATTACAACACGATCTAATTCTCGTTGAACTACTACTGAACGATCAGTAATGTGCATACGAATAAGTTCTACAGGTGATAAATTAGGGTGTTTAGCAGCAGCTTCACGAACACGCATCTTCTCATGACGCGCTGCCCACTTAATTACTGCAGGATCATCAGAACTCTTTATAATTTTAGCTATCTTACTAGGCTCAGTAATCATAGTACCTAAAGCTATTTGGATATTAAGTTCTTTTTTGGTCAAAACCTACCTTATTCTCTTTTCGATTTTTCATAACTTTAATACCCCCAGAAAAATATTCTGAGCACAATTCAACAATCCCATCAGAATCAATAGAATCTTGGGCTATTGCAGTAGTACACGCAGTAATATATAATTCTTTAAGATGCGCCCCTGTATAATTAACAGGTATCTGTGATACAATATCCTCAAAATTTACAGTATCACATTTTTTCCCCTTACAAAACCCTTTTAACATTTCAATCTTAAGACTCGTATTAGGTGCATCAAACGTTAGAATACGATCAACTCTTCCCGGACGATCACTCAAAGCTTTATCAAGAGTATTTACTTTATTTGTAGTACATATTACTACCAAATGATTATTAGACTCAATCCCATCTAAGTGATTAAGTAACGATGATAATAAAGATCCTTCCAATTCTCTATCGCGTACATAAACATCAATATCCTCAAACAATATTATAGCCCTATCAAACTGTTTCATAAAATCAAACACACCATCCATATCTGAAGGGCGATCCATATTAGTAACTAGCATAAAAGTAGTATTTAATGTATTAGCCAATACACGAGACAAAAAGGTCTTCCCAGTCCCCGGTTCCCCAACAAAGATAACCCCCCGTTTTGTTGGGAGACCGTTCTTCTTTTTCATCTCAAGTGCTTTAGGATCAATATAATCAATAATATTAATTTTTACTTCTTTTCTAATATCTTCCGCAAGATAAATATCATCAAACGATATATCAGTCAATTCTAAAAAATTGCCTTCTTGATCAAATACTTTCCCAGTATACTGATTATATTTAAGTACAGCCTCTCTATATATTTTATCAAACACAGAAAATTGTACAGAATCTTTACAATAAACAACCCAAGTAACTCCAGAAGACTCTTTTGTTATTTCTATAACTAATTCTGAAGAATCTTCTAAAACAACTACAAATTTTCCAGTAGTAGGTACAAGAACTTTCTTATCATGAGATACTTTTAAAGGAGATAATGCTGCTGTACCATCAAAAGCATAAAGGCCTATTTCTTTATGAACGGATAACTGATGAAGAACATGTGCACGGATATTATGTTCTATAAATCTATAAAATTGACTATGTACAATAGGTGAACAACCAAAAAATAAATGTAAATCCATACTAGGATACATCGCACGGAAATACTCAAACTCTGCAACTTTAGTTTCAGAAAGAAGTCGATCAGGATCAAACCGTTCTCTAACTTTTTTAGCCTTTGGGTATTCTGTAAGAGAAAAATAAACAATAGCCCCTTCAGATGAATTATACTGAAACGGATCTGCACACACCTCGTGACACTCCCCATTATCTGGATACTCTCCTGTACTCCAATTCTCTGTTGTCAATTTTCTATACTCCTCTCAATGCACCATCCCAAATCCATACTTGGAGGCGATTACAAAAACGATAACCTTTTTCTATACAAATCTTCACTATTTCTTGAGAACGTGCGCGCGTCTCTTCATCAGTACGTCCTTCAGGCATAAGTAAAACACTATACCTAGGAATACTATAATCCTTGATTAATTCTTCAATTTCAATAATATCATCCTTATGTGCAACCACAAACTTAAAAAAGACATCTCGATATAAATCGTCTTGAAATTCCTGGACCTTACTTACAAAAAATCGGTACGCTTCTGATCGTCTGCGCATCTGTAATATATTACCACTATTTTCAAGTTTTGGTGATACATTAAATTGTGTAATATAATTATAAACATTTTCAGTAGGGATTAAAGTCCCATTTGTCTCTACTTCAACTTTAAGCATAAGATCATTTACAAAAATATCTAACATTTCTATAAACGCAGGATTATTCTGTTGTACAAGAGGCTCACCTCCTGTCAAAATAACTCGATCTACATTATACCCCGCAAGCTCTTGTACTTTATGATATATCTCTGATGGAGTCATTAAAATTATTTCTTTACGAGGATCATATTTAGATTGCTCATAATCTTTGGTATCATGTTTAAAATTAGTACCTTCCCAGTTCCATGTATAAGGGGTATCACACCAACTGCACCTAAGATTACATAAAGACAATCGCACAAAAACTACAGGAATTCCAGTACTTGGGCCTTCCCCTTGTATAGTAGTGAAAATTTCTGAAACTTTTAAATGTGTATTAGAACTTTTTAATATACCGCGCATTTCCTTACGATCTTCGAGGGTATAATTCATCTGGACCTTTCTAACGATAACTTGATCTTAATATCCTTGATATAGATATAATATCCTGCAATCTTATTAAAATTTCAAGCTCTAATATTAAAATTATTTTTTGTTCTTCTTCTTTATTATTTTGATCTATATTTTTTCGAATCTCTTCTTCTTCTATAACACGAACAATTCCTACAAAATCTTTTCCTACTTCGCTAATTCTACCTGAAACAGTTTCTTTCTCAGTAACTATTTCTACTTGTACATCATCACCAACAAGTTTATTTAATCTATCTCTTAAAGTACTTTTAAAAGTCTTTTCTTTTTTCTTTTTTTCTTCCATTCAATGTTCCATAAATTGTGAAAAGTCTGAAGTTATTATATCAAATATATCATTATCATAATTAACATTATCTAATGAATACTTATAAATAATAGGTTCAATTACATCCCCAGGGTCTGCGTCTATTTTCGGAACTGGTGTACAACAAGTTGATTGTTTAATATCAACATAATTAATATCTTTTACCACACTACCTGAAAGAAGATTAAAATGTTCATTAGAATACCAAGTCACTGTAGGGACAGATGGATATGGGGTATAAGGCGGAGGCAATACTGAAGGTGATGGAAAAACTGCAATATCAATACGATTACCTTCCAAAACACCTGCTGCTGCTTGTAAACACCAGAGCCTTTTCCGAACGCCTACAATTTCACTAATAGTTTCTCTTTCTAACCATTTATTTAATATAGGAATTGTTATAGAAGGATGACACGCACAAAGAACTACAATATCATCGGGAATATCCCTATCGATTATCATACGTGTCAATGTCCTTATATCCGTGCGTGGATTTAAAGCTACAGCACACCAAGTATTAATACCTTTAGATGTGCCAATACTAACATCTTCGATAATCCGTGCTAATACTTTTTTAAATATTGTTTGTTGTGCTACTTGTAAATAATCAATAGTACCTACAGCTACTTGTGCTTTGTATTCACTTTCATTCATAATATTACCTTTAAATATAATTATATAATTATATACAATAAATAGCGCTAATTACTACATTAATATAAAAAGGGTCCCTAAAGAGACCCTTTTTGTAAAAAGAATAACTCACAATTTAAAAATTATAAATTAAACCAGCGCTCAAGGTCATATCACCAAACACTTCTGCATCACGCGTAGTTGTTGCTGTAGCTAATGCATATACATCAGCACATGAAACAATAGGTAATCTACCCACAGCCCCCCAACTAAAACCACTGTAATCAAAATCACTGTATGATTTTGCATCTAGTTCAACGCCCGCAAGACCACTCAACTTAACCTTCCAAATCTCCATAAGAGTAAATACTCCGTATAAAGATATTTTCTTTGTACTAAAATCATCAGATACTTTTAAATAGTCATAAGTACCCATCATACTCAAATACATTGAAAAAGTAACCATTCCCCCTGCGCGATAACCTATGTTATCTCCGAAATCAGCATCACCAGGAGTTAATGGAGTAGTCGCCCCAGCAAGAACTGAAAACTTAATTGGATCAGCCTCTTGAGCAGTCCCAACAGCTGCTAGTGCAAAAACTAAACAAAATACAGCTATTAAAATTGTTAATGAAATGCGCATAAGTTCTCCTTTTATTAAATGTTTTACGCAACTATAATCAATATAAATACCTAAATTTTATATAATTATAACATATTTATAACATATTTATAAATATAAAGGACAGAACCTATACCCTGTAATACATTTCCCTTCCCAGCTCTTTATTCAGTACTGGTTCAAGATCAAAAACATTCTGAAGGTTCTCAAGCCACTCTGGTGGAGTACTATCTACAACAGCAACAGCATCTGCCACTGCCTTTATTGCTTTTTCTTCTTCTTGGTATAAGATAATTGCATCACGGACACCTTCATTCATAGTCGCTTGAACTTTTTCATTAGCAACTAAATTTGGAAATATAGCAGAAAGCGTAGAAACCATCTCGTCTAACTGTTCTGTATACTTCTTGGCTTCGGCAGTGCTAGTTTGTAAACCAGCTGTCTGGTTTTCGAGCCAGCCTACGTGGTTACTCATCCCGTGCTTCAACGACTCTAGTTTGATCTTCAAACCAGTCAGATTAGAAGTGTATTTACCAGTGGCCTCGATAGCATCTATCTCGGCTTGCGTTTCAACTATAAGAGAATCACGTTGTTCATCGGTAGCTGTTGTCTCGGAATAAATGAGATCCCTACTCGTTTTTATATCAGTTAGGGAGTTTCTCCTTGCCACAGTAAGGACGTTAAATGCTGCTGTTACCTTATCCAGAGACTCTTTTTCCTTGGCGAGTTGCTTTGACACACGTTGGTCTAGTATAGCATTAAGGAAATCATAAGAGCCCGCTAATACTCTATTATAAAAAGCTAATTTTTTATCTTGCGATACTATTGCTTCTAACAATTGTTTCTGTTCTTCCAAACTTTGCGAGGCATCCTGTAACCTTTTTAATGATTCAATCGATTGTTTAACTTGTTTTATTTTTTCGTGACGTTCTTTTCTAGACATTGATAAAAATGACTGGTGTTGTGCTCTTAATTTACCTTCTTGTTTAATTGCATTATCTCGTTCTTCAACAGCATTTGCCCATGCTTTAGCTAAATCAAAAAGCATTTCTTCTTCTTTTTTGATTACTACTAACTGATCCAACTCTATTTGCTCTTTAATTAATCCAGTATATATTGCAGTCGCTTTACCAGCGTCATCAACACTTTTAATAACACTCGGCATAATCTGTTGGAAACGCCCCATAATTTTATTGAGGTTTTCTTGTTCTTCTGTTGTAAGAGGAATCTTTATCCTCGCTAAGACATCATATCTTTTTCCGAGTTCAGTTGCTTCTTTTCCAACAGCAGCAATCTTTTCTTTATGTAATACAAGCTTAGTCGCATGCATTAAAGATTGATCAACAGGATCACCAAAAGCAGCTGTTATACTTTTAAGGAATGCTTCAGTTACATCAACGGCCGCGTCCATAGCGGGTAGGAAGTATTGACCGACTGCTGCTAGTGCAAAAACTAAACAAAATACAGCTATTAAAATTGTTAATGAAATGCGCATAATTTCTCCTTTTATTAAATGTTTTACGCAACCATAATTATAATATAAATACCTAATTTTTATATAATTATAACATATTTTAATTTTTTAAAAACCTATTATGACCTTAATGAATAAACTTAATTGCAACAATGCGATGTTGCTTTGTTTTATTAATAGAAGATCCTGAAAAAAGATTATAATCACTACTTTGATCAGAATCTGAATAAATAATTATAATAGCATCTGCACCCCATCTACAAGCTTGTTTACGAGCGGCTATAAT